CATGATAGGCACCGTTTGAGTCTTTACCAACCACGCAAAAAGGTGGCAGTTCATCCAACGGCTGACCGTCGAATAGCGCTGTTCTCAAGTCGGAGCGAGCAATAGTCCCGCCACCAACAACATCCTCGAGCATCTTAATGATCGCGGGATGATACTGAAATTCTTTTTCTCTTTTTAAATACATAATGAAATAAAATTAAAGATGTTATTCTAATCCTAAGCTGGCGGTTCCACTCTCTGCTCCAGCTCCTTTATCCTCATTCATAAGAGTTTCCCACTCCTTCTCTGAACGATCTTTTGGAGTAGAAATATGCGGTTTATAGTTACCGCTTTCAACCTCTTCAGTAATTGAAGCCTGTTTGATCTCTGCATATTCATCCTGAAGTTCCTTAATCTGATCTTCAATTGACGTTTCAGAATTTACATCAAGGCGTTTAAACCATTTTTCGGGCAATTTGGCGTTATCAAACAGAGTTTTTGCAGAAGCCTGTTTAGTAGAGGTCGTAATATTACCTGTAAGCGTTGTCACGCTCGTTGCAAGGTCTGCAATCTGCTTTTGCTGTGCTTTCATCATCTTGATAACAGAAGCAGGAAGGCCTGATAAATCATCATCATCGTTTTCATCATCTTCATCATCTTCCTCTTCTTTCTTCTTTCCTTTTTTACCCTTTGGCTTCGTCTCAATAGGCTTGCCACCTTTAAGACCGTTCGCTTTCTCATACTCTGTGATCGCATCCTTTTTAGCCTTTTCTATTGCGGCCGTATCTTCGAGATCAGGAAGAATGTTATCCTTAAAAAGTTGGATATATGTTTCCAGTCCATCCTCCTTTTCGATATTGAAAAGTTTCTGCACTTTCTGAGCATACTTTTCGTTTACTCCAGCAGCCTTCAATCCTTTTTTAATTGCATCAATAAGTGTCATAACGATGTGAATTAGTTAGTACTTTTTCCTTTAAAATATAAAACAGGCAAAACTTTCACGCACAAAAAAAGCAGCCTGTTATAGCTGCTTTGATTCACCGTGTAAGGTCGGTTATCCATTCCAACGCTTCATACAATAATTCTTCTCGACTAATTCCATCTCTAGGTTCGTAACCTGTCGCAAAAGCTGCGTTCAAAATATCTTCTTCATACTGCATAATCATAATGTTTTGGTTATGCAATATTGGGTTGATAAGGTTAGTTATCCAAGGACATTAGCCTTTATTTCTGGTTTCCTTCAAACCATTTTTTATTATCCTTATACGCATACGAATCACGCATATATTCATTGTTTCGCATGAAGTCAAATGCTAGAGATGGGATATTACGAACAATTTTATTTTCAGGTAGCTCCTTAGTTAAAGAAAAATGAGCTAGCTCTTCAGGAGATGGAACCTTCAAAGTAGCAAAACAAATGCAGAATGGATGCCAAACAGTAAACATAAAATCTTTCGGATACTCACCTGCAAGAGCATCACATATCTTACAAGGCTCCTTTGCACTAGGAGAACGCTTTACTGTGATTCCTAGAGCAAATTTAAGCTTACTCCAACGCTTATGGTCTGCCATTCTATATGCTATATTCGTTTCCGTAGCAGTCAAGCGCAATGCGTTCATTTTAGACGAACGATATTGACCTATTCCAGGGTGATAACCTTTCATCGGTTGTGACGGGACCAACTCACCTTCTTCATTCCTTATTCGATGAAACCTCTTATTCGGATTTTCAAGTAATTGTCTGACATCTTGGCTTATTAGTGCAGCCGGCCTACCGAAAGACAAGCCACTTTTAAGATAGAATTCAAGCTGTGCCTTCGTCTGGTCCGTTATTCTCCAGACTTTTTCACTTAGATTCATCCCATTAGTTGTGCGCTGTTGAAGCGAAACTAAAGCTTCAGCATTACGAGCAAACATTCCTTGATCAACTATCTTGTTAACGACTAAACTCTGTACATAAGCCAAAAAATAATCGTTTTTTATATTAGATAATTCCCATGATTCTCCCTGGTTAGTATGAATGTTAGCTAATAAGGATGATTGTAGAGCTATTAGCTGGCGGTCAATTGCATTCTCAACAGCTGAATTGCGAATCCACACACTGCTTTTTCCGGTATCCGTCCATTGCTTAAGGCTTGTACCAACGGATGAACAAAACTCACTAAAGATGAGCCCGACTTGATTCTGCTGGCTCAATACATGCTGTATATGTTGACGTTCGTAAAATGATAATTTCTTCATATTACACTCCTCCAAATGTCATACCAACCATATTATTTCTTTCTGCCGCTTTCACCTCATCTTCTTCCATTCGTTTAAGTTCTCCCTCAACGTCTCCCGGAGGTGTTAACGGAGATTTAGAAACAACCGTTTGTTGTGAGTTAAAAGCCTTTCCACCGTTAGCGATAGAAAGAACATTGGCCTCTTCCACTGGATCTTTCGGTAAGATGGAATCAAATGACACAGTAATCCAATTATCTATAAGTTGCTGTCGATACTTGATATTGGTAATATTGGCAATACCCGCACATACAATAGAAACGCACCGCTGAATAGCCGGTCCAAAAACTTCCATGTTCTCGCTGGCCATTATTTCCGCATCGATCATCATAAATCGACGTGAGACACCCGATATATTACCGATGCCCTTTAAATTATCGAATGATAAATCAGGTTGAGATGTTCCACTGAATTGTTCATTACGCGTTTCACTAAGTTCTTCCTTTACCGAATCAATAGATTGCTGCCAAGCCAGATAATCAGCATCACCGTGAAATTCCTTACCTGTATCGGGGTCAACCTTAACAGGGAAAGATATCTCTTTTCCTACTGTATTCTTCCCCGGAAGATCAGTATCACCAAAAGTCTTTAATATAGGCTCTGAGAAATAATCATTAGTGTCGGCCATACGAGAAAGCCTCATCTCACGCGCATCCATTATTGAATTTACTTCGTCCCATATCGGAGCATTCAACTCTGAATACACAACGGGGATAAGACCGAATGGATTAACAACCTCTTTTACTTCCCACCCTCCCCATGTCTGCATGGCAGTAATGATTCTTTCTCTAGTCCAAATAATAACGCGTTCCCTGACCATATTATCATCAGAAAGAACATGGTGACGATGCATAAAAGCATCCATATCATCATCATCATTAAAATGTGGATAGAATTCATACAGAACATTATCTTTATCCGGGAGGCAAAGTATTTTGCATTTAAGAGTAGTCGTTTTTGCACCGCTCCAATGTACAGAGGTTGCAGGATAAAACACAATGGCCGCTTTAGTTTCCGACATTACCTTTCGTGCAAAACACTTTAAAATAGATTGCATTTTAAGTCTCCTGGTCCATACATTCTTAAACTCGTTAAAACCATCATCCTGATTATCGGCGTTGATGTTCATCTTTCCGCCCATCATAAATGCAGCTGCAGTACGCACCGTTTTCTTTGGAAAGTTAGTGACGATACGAGCCACATCAACAATCTTATCATCTAAGCGTATAGGATTTCCCTTGGCATCTACAAGTGTATCGGAATAAACCTCAAGACGTTTAGGTTCACGCCATCCTACAGAGGTTTTACGTCGTCTGCGTTCACCGTTATACTCTTCCTTGTATTCTACAGGCGTACGGTTTTCAATTGTATCTACAGATAGTTCACTTACTATCTGCCCAAAGTTTTCTTTGTTTTTCGCGAGAATAGAATAAATATCCGGCATATTCTTTTCTCTTAAAATATAAGATGCATACACTTTACCTAATTAAAAGTCTCCGACCAAAATGCCTAATTTGTCCTTTTTCGTCGGAAAAGTATCCTGAAACAAATATTAATTTAACGATATATAAGTAAAAATAGTATGAAAACAAGCCCAATAGTTCTATTAAAGAAGCAAATTGATATATTTTGAACGCTATAACTCTATTTTCTCTTGTCCTTTAATACACAATCACTATTTGGTAACTTCGCAGGGCGAGGCAGGGCGTTGTCGATTTCAATTTTTAATCTATGAATTATGTCTAAGAAAAAAAGAAATCATAAAAAAAGCAATAGACCTTGCAATAAAAAGCATATCCAATCTCCGATCCTTAGATGGATTAAGTCTAGAACAGTAGAAAGCATCAATGAATTGGCTAAAGATGTAATAAAAGGAACCATCAAATT